ATTAACATCCTGGTCAATAAATTCAATATAAGCATTATTGTCTATGAGTAAATCGTAATCACTTGTGTTTAAAATGTTTGTTGCGGTCCATACACCACCTGTGTCACTTCTTGTAACACTTGAAGGTGTGCTTGTTCCCCAATTTACTTCTGCGGCTTGTCCTATACTGTTTGACAAGTCAAAAACAACTGTTACAACATTTGCTGTGCCTGTTTCTGTTGCTTGTAATTCTAAGAATGTGCCAAGTATATTTTTAAGTAAAAATGTGCCACCTTCATCTACACTTATGCCTAAAGTTCCTAGATTGGCTTCATATTCTGCATAAGGAAACAGTCTTTCATCGTTGGCAGTTACTATAGTGTTTGCGTAATTGTTTAATTGTTCTAAACTGTTCATTATGTCTGCCTTATATCTGAAGCGGCAATGCCTGCTCCGTAATTTGTGTTAGTCATCATATCATTAAGAACATCGCCTGGTAGTTCCATGTCGTTGCGTAATTTTGCAACCAAGTTTCCTAAGCCGGCTGTATTTCTTTCACTGTTATAACTTACTTTAACCAAAACAAATACCAAGTTATTCATAGCATCTGTGCTAGTCCAACTTGGCATCAAATTATATGCTTGATTAGGACTTGCTAGTGGAAAGTCTTGAACTGCTACTTGATTACCACTACCATTGTTGTAACAATATATCTCAACTAAACCGTCAAGTGCTCTGTCAATTTTACCATTTGCATCTACTATGTGGTCAAGTGTTACTCCGTCTGCTTTAAAAACTACTCTTGAATTATTATAAAAAATATCTCTAAATGTTATAGTGCTTTGAACACTGTCACTCATCTTAACACCTGTGCGTTCACACAATGCCATGCAATACCACATTGTTTGATTGTTGTCTGTCATACGCACATCAACTATCTTACCACCTGTGTATGCATGTCCGTAAACTACAGGAATCTTTGTGTTTGGATCTGCACTAACTTGTTCTCTTACACCGTAATCTGGTGTTGCTTCTGCTTCAACACTACTTGGTTCATTGTTTTTCTTTTGATTAATATCACCCAGTTTCTTAACTGCTAAACCTGTAAGAACTGTTCGTGTTATTTGACTTCCTATACTGTTACCAGTTAGAAAACCAACTGCGGTTTTACCTACTTCAAATAAACTACCTAAAAAACTCATTACTTGGTTCCTATTCTTGGTATGATGTCTGGAGCACCAAAGTTGTAATTACTGTTACGAATATTAGGCACTCTATCAAAACTTGTGTCTGTGCTGTATATCTTTTTCATATCAACTGGATTTGTTCTGCGTCCTGCGGTTTGTGTTAACAATATTGCCAGCACACTTGAACAGATAAAAGTAATATCAAAACTACTTTCGTCGCCTTTTAACTTTTCTTGGAATCCAACATTGTTAACCAAGCCTTCAAACTTTTTAGTTGGTGTTGCAACAAATGCCATTGTGCTTGGATTGTAAAATCCTTTGTATATTGTTACGGTACTACCTTTAATATCTTCATCTAATGCTAGTGTTAAGTTTGCACTTGGAATACCTGTAATTGAAACACTCAGTTCATGTTTACTTGCACGGATTTCACTTTTGTTTGGTGATATTGATAACAAGTTACCTAAACTGCCAAAAGTGTTTCCATCAATATCAAATGCTTTGTAATAATCTGAAAACCTCAATGTGCTACCACCTGGCACTACTATTTCAACAAATAATGCACTTCCTAAATGTGTGTAACTGCTGAGATCAGTCATTATCTAACAACCTCATAAAATACAAAACTACCGTTCCATTTAAGTTGATTACGAGCAAATATTTCCCAACTAGGAAAACTTACACATACAACATCAAAACTACATTCTGGTCCAACTGTTAAACTGATACCTGTTCCTGTTTCTGTTATGGGTCTATGTAATGTTGCTGTTGTGGCAGGATGAGCAACATCACTTACAACTGTGTATGTATTACCTGCATTGCCTAATTGAACTAAATCACCTGCTTTAAATATAATGTCACCAGTACTTGGTGTTGTGCCTGTGTCAATGTTTGTAATAGTTGTGCTTGAACCTACATCGGCTGTCCAACCTGTAATGGGTGAGACATCTCCTCTGTAACCGGTAAACCAACTGGTGTATCCACTGTCATTTAATTTAATTGTAGTAGTTGTTGTTCTGTCTAATGCTTCACAGGCGGCTAATTCACTGCGCCATTCATCATACGGCATACCATCTGCCATAGTAACTGTAAAACGCCATGTTGCTCCACCTCTTGCAAGACTGCGAACTGTGTTGTCTCTTGTTATACTTTGTGCAACAGTTGGCTTCTTGTCTATGCCTATTGCGGTTGCGTTGTCAAATAGATATTGAAATGACATGTGTTATTTCTCCTTAGGCACTAACGGCGCCTCTTGTTGCTACTGCATGAATAAAGCCTGGATCTTGTGCTACAAGATTTTGGAAACTTTGTGCATCAACGGCACTTATGTTATATGTAACTGCTCCACCCATTGGTGTTATGTTTGCTGGTCCACTTATCATCTCAGGACCTCGTTCTCCTACAATTCCTATTTTGCCTGCTGGTAAGAATCCACCATTAGCAAAGAAGCCTCCAAATAAACTACCAATGCCTTTTTTAACTGTGTTTAAGAATCCACCGCCACTTGAGCCACTGCTTGAACCTCCGCCAAATATGTTTCCTATTGTGCCAGTAATACCACTTATAGTTTTACCAATGCCACTCATAAAGCCACCGCCACTTGAACTACCACCACCAAATAATTTGCCAACTGTGTTTGTAATGCCACCGATTGCGTTACCAATGCTACCTAAAAATCCTCCTCCACTGCTTCCAGTTGAACTAGATCCGCTAATGTTTCCGCCTACGGTTTTTCCACCGCCACTGCCACCACCAAATAAACTGCCAATGGCACTCATTAGTCCACCACCGCCTCCGCCTGTTGGTTGACTTCCACCGCCTCCACCAAAGCCACCAAATACATTACCCATTAACTGTTGTATTTGTGTTCTTAGTAGTTGTTCTGCAATGTCTTCTAACAAACTTTTAAATGATAGTTTACCAGTTTTAACAAATGTAACAATAGCATCTTCCATGCCTGTTGTTGCTGTAGTAAACAATCGTTTTGCTTGTCCACTTGCATCTCTGGCTTTCTCAACATACTCATTCATTGCTTCACGCCAGCCACCAATCCAAGTGTTTGCTTGTTCAGTTTGTCCGTCTAAAAATTCTTTGTATTCTTCATTAAGGTTTTGCATTGCAATCGCATGTTCTTGCGTTGTAATTTTACCTTCTTTAAGAGCCGTGTTTAGTAATGCTGTTTCTTTTGTGTATTTCTCTTTTGCCGCCTTGAGTGGTAACAGTCTGTCTGTTAAACCTTTAAGACTCTTTTCTAAATCCTTTGCGGCTTTAACTTCTTCTTTTGATTGCTTCTTATCAATAACAACACCGCCTGCTTTGATACCAGGTATGCTTACTGATTTTGATATTTCACTTCCAGCCGCTTTGGCTTTTTCCATTGTAGCATCATACTCTGCACCTGCGTTAGCAACGGCAGTTTTTAGTTCGTCATACTGTTCTAATACTTCAGGTGGTATTGCGTTAACAATAGCATCCTTCATTTCACCGGCTTTACCTGCGGCATAATCTAGTGCATCACCAACTTTGTTGCTAACAGTATCTCCAAGTTGTCTTGCACTTGAATCAATTTTGTCTAGTCCTGGAATAATACTTGCGATTGCATTGAAACTGTCAATAAGAACTTGAACAAAGTCATAAAACTTATCTTTAAGAAAAGTTACTACAACACTAACTTTATCACTTAAGAAACTTGTAAATCTTCCAAATGCATTTCCTAATACATCTACTGCGGCTTTGATTTGAACAAATGTTCTACCTAAACCATTTTCAAAACTCAAGTATGCAAGTAATGAAGCAACTGCTACTGCTAGTAATCCAAAAGGATTTCTTATCATTGCTTGAGTTAATGATTTAAAGCCTTTTGTTGCTAAACTTAATGCACCTGCTAGTCCTTTGGCACCCAATGCGGCTGTTACACCAACTATTGCACTACCAACTAGTTTGGCATTGTCTGCCATTAGTTGTAACAAGTAAGCAACACCATTAAGTGCTGATCCAAGTACTGTTCCTATTGTAGTAGCAAGGTCATTGTTTTTTGTAATAAAGTCTGTTACGATTGTAATCAAGTTCTTTAGTGCTGGTTGCATTGTTGTGCCAATTTCACCTGCGGCATTTTTAACTGCAATACTAAAGTTACTCATTAGTGTTGAAATGTTACCTAATCTGTCTGCGGTAGCACCACCAAATCTTTCATTCAATCCTTCTGCAAGTGCTTCAGTAATCTTTCTAGCACCCTCGGCACTCTTACCCATTTCACTTATTTCAAGTCTTGTAATACCTAACTTCTCTGCAAGGATTTCAAATACAGGAATACCTCTGTCACCCAGTCTGTTAAGTTCTTCTAAACCTAAACCACCTTGTGTTGTTCTTGAAAGCAAGTCTGTCATTGCTTCAAGTGTTCCTACCTGGTCAGTT